AAGCTATCGGCATCAAGCGGATGACACATCGCGGCGTCGTGATCGCGATCATCGGCGTGCGGCATGGGTACAAGACGAACGTGTTTAGGTCCACGCCGTGGGGCACAGCACTGCGACCGGCAGATCCCACCAAGTACGCCCACCTCATTGAGTTCGGCACCGCACACACGCCGCCGCAGTCGTTCATGCGAAGGTCGTACAGCAAGCAAGAGGCGCAGTCCACTATCGAGCGCCGCCTGCGTTCCGAGATCCGCAAGGCCGCACAGAACAGGTCGGGCAACTTCAAAGCAGGCAAGGCCAACGTGTCCGCACTTAGGAAGGCGGGCAAAGCGTGAGCATGCTTACCGACCTACGAGCCCGATTGGTTGCCGACGCTGGCGTCAACGCGATTACCACGCGGATCAGGTTAGTGCGATCAGAACAATCCGACACGCTGCCGCGCATCGTCATCCATCAGATCAACGGCAACCACGAGCACCACATGACGGCGGCGACAGGCGTGGTCAATGGCCGCGTGCAGATTGATTGCCACGCGACATCACCCGTCGGATCGCTCGCGCTGGCTGAGGCTGTGCGGCAATCGCTTGATGGATTCCAAGGATCAATGGGCAGCACGTTCGTGATGACGTGCCACCTCGACGACGAACGACCGCAGTACACGCCGCCAATCGAAGGCGGGCACCCCGAAGCGGGCGTGGACACAGTGCAGCTCGACTACATCATCGGATGGCAAGTGACCATCCCGACTTTTTAAACAAGGACTAAAGCTATGGCAGCAGGCAACGGAACAGGCACATCAGTAGCGTTCGGCACATCGAGCTTCGCGGCTAACGTGACCGGCATCGCGATTGACGGCGTAGAGCGACCAGCGATCCCAACTTCACACTTGGGCACCACCACGTCGGCGACGTTCATCCCCGGCGACATCGTGGACGAGGGCACCGTCACGCTTGACATTCAGTATGACCCCGACGTTGAGCCACCCAAGAAGGGCGCAACCGAAACGGTCACGATCACATTTCCATTGCTAGGCGGCGGGTCAACCGCAGCCAGCCGCGCGTTCTCTGCGTTCGTCACATCGTTTGACGCTGGCGTTGAGATCGACGGGCTTATCAATGGCTCGGTCACTGTGAAAGTCTCCGGTAACGTCACCGTAACTGCGGAGAGCTAAGCATGAGAGTACGCATCCAACAGACAAACCGAAGGCTGGCCGGCGAGGTTGGCGAAGAGGTCGAGTGCGACGCGGCGATCGGCAACAAGCTAGCCGGAATCGGCGTCGTTGTAATTACTGAACACGACAAGCCAGCCAAGGGCGAAGGCTGCATTGTGGTGGAGGACGAAGCAGATGAGCAAGATCACGAAAGATGAGTTCTTAAAGCCAAGCGGCGCATCCGGCCCGTTCGACATCGACGGACTTGGCGAGGTGTACGTTCGCAAGGTTGCGTTCGCTGATGCTGTGTTCATCAACGACGACAGCGTGAGTGCGATACAGAAGACGGCGCAAGCAATCATCGCGTCGGTGTGCGATTCAGATGGCGTTGCTGTGTTCGGCCATGACGACTTGCCTGCGATACTCGCGTCGGACCTGACGCGTACAGAGCCGCTTGTCGAGTTGGTCGCAAAGCACAGCGATATATGGCCAGAAAGCGTTGAAGATGGCGTGGGAAACTCCGAAGCGATCACGACGAGCGATTCTGGCACAAGCTAGCACTTGCGTGGTCATGCACCGTTGTGGAAGCAAAGTCGCGATGTACTTACAAGGAGTTTTCGCGGTGGATGGCATACGACAGGCTGGAGCCGTTTGGCGAGATGCGGGCAGACATACGCATGGCAATCCTCGCGTGCGTCACGGCCAGAGCAGCGGGCAGCAAGCACGCAAAACCGAGCGACTTTATGCCGGACTTTGATAACAAGCCCAAGCAACAGACGGCGGAACAGATGATGCGAACCTTCGACAGATTCACAGAGGGGCGAAGCGAAAATGGCTAAGACGTCGGTTGGCAATCTCGCGGTGAAACTAACGGCGGACACCCGCAAGTTTTCTAGTGGCATGAACCGAGCCAGCGGTCAAACGCGCAGCTTTGCCGCAACCGTCGGCGGGTCGATGAGCAAGGTTGTAGCATCGTTCGGCGCACTGACGGGGCTGGTCGCAGCAGGCGGCGCGGTCGCATTGTTCACCAATCAGATGCAACGCCTGGACGACGTGGGCAAGACCGCATCGAAGCTCGGCATCGCCACCGAAGAATTGACTCGGCTGCAGTTTGCTGGCGAACAGACCGGTGTGGCAATCAACACGACCAACATGGCGCTGCAGCGCATGACCCGGCGCGTGAGCGAAGCGGCGATGGGCACAGGTGAGGCCAAGGATGCGATCAAAGAGCTAGGGCTTGACGCGGCAGCGTTGAACGACATGGGGCCGGCCAAGGCGTTCCGGGCGATCGCTGACGCTATGGCGAAGGTTGAGAAGCCAGCCGACCGCGTGCGGCTCGCCATGAAGCTGTTTGACTCCGAAGGCGTTGCGCTGGTCAACACACTATCGGGCGGGTCGGCAGCGCTTGACGAGTTCGCTAAGACATCCGACCGCCTGGGCAACACTGTAAGCGGCAAGGCTGCGAAGTCTGCCGAAGACTTCAACGACGCAATCAACGAGCTAAAGGTTGCGATCGGCGGTGTGGTTGCGGGGCTCGCCACCGCATTGACGCCAGCGCTCAAGGCGTTCATCGGCACAGTCACCACAGTAGTGTCGGGCGTCAACTCGCTCGTGTCCGGCTTCAAGGGTCTGTTCACGACCGAGTGGCGCGTCGCGGGCACATTCGACAAAGTGGCCGAAGCTGCCGAGCGCGCCGCCAACAAGGTCGATCTACTCGAAGCGGCATGGGCCAAGGCGGAAGCGGGCGAGGCTGCTGGCGTTGCGTCAATCGCCGACCGCATCACCGGCATGTTCGGCGGCACCGTTCGCACCGGCTTTGAAGCGGTGACAAAAGAAGTCGTGTCGCGGTTCGGTGAAATTGAGTCGGCAATGGCCCGGCTTGAAGGTCGCGCCGCTGCAATCTTTGACGCAACCCGCACGCCAGCCGAACGCATGGCCGCGAAGATCAAAGAGATTGCCGACCTTGCGGGCATGGGCCTGCTCACTGGCGACACCGCACGGCGGGCACTTGACCAAATCAACAAACCTCACGGCGCGAACGCTGCGGCAGGCATCGGTGGCATCGGTGGCGATCAGTCCACCGGGCGGCAAGTCAACTTCGGCGCGATGGGTGCGGCTGCGGCAACTGGTCGCAAGACCGATGAGCAAAAGCGACTGCAACAAAAGCAACTAGACGAGGCTCGCAGGCAGCGAGCTATTCAAGAGGAGCAGCTTGCGGCGATCCGGCTGCTTAACCAACAGCAGGGGGCGCAAGTTCTCGCGTTTTAATCCATGAGCTTTACCGTTACAAAACAACCAACGGGGCCAGTCAGCCGAAAGATCGGCAGCCGCAGCTATACCGAGGTCTACCAGGTCATTAGCACCGACGTGGTGAGCCCGGCAGAGGCTTCGTTCGCCGTGCCGGTGGTCGAGGGCCAACTGTATCCATTCGACACCACAGCGCGATGCATCGACATATCAGCAGACTGGAAGAGCGGCGAAAGTTCACGGCTGGTCTATCTCGTGACTGCAAAGTTTGATACGGGCAGCGGCGGCAGCGAACAGGTTGAAGACGAAGACCCGCTAAATGATCGACCGCGTATCGCGTGGGGCTCGCGCACCGTTCGGCTACCTGTGCGGATGACCAACGACGATCCGCCGCAAGCGATCACGAACAGCGCGGGTGAGACTCCCGACCCGCTGCCCGAGGAAGACTTCCAAGTGCTGGTGTACACGTTCCAGCACAACGTCGCCAACTACAGCGAGGCGAACGCGAGGGCATACCGAGGCGCGATCAATAGCGACACGTTCACGCTCGCGGGGCTAAGCCTTTCACCGTTTCAAGCTCGCATCACGAACATTGCAGCAAGCAACGAGCAACGCAACGGAACGCGGTACTGGTCCGAGACGGTCGTCGTTGAGGTCGCTGACGACTGGCGACTCATCCTTGTTGACGAGGGACTTCGCGCGGTGCCCGTCGGCGGTGGCGTTGCGGGTGAAGAGGTCTACGTCGGCGAGGGCCAGTTCGCCACAGTGTCGCAAGTCACCGACGCTGCGGGCATCCCGGTGGAGCGACCCGTCCTGCTTGATGGTGCCGGCGGCGTGCTTAAAGGCGGCAACCCTGTACTGCTCACATTCAACACCGCAGCCAAGCCGCTTAAAGCATTCGCGGGGCTGGGCTTGCCCACAACTAACAATCCATGAGGTAAATGATGGCTGATAAGTATTCGATAACAACACTGGCCGATGGCGACCACACCAACACAGCGAACTATGTCGGCAGCGTAGCTCCCGCCGCCAACGACAACATGTTCTATCAGTACGCGGCGTCGCAACCACTGGCTGGCTCGGACCAATCCGGCATCGAGCTAGACAACATCGAGGTGTTGCCGACATGCTTCGGCGGCGCGGGCTCGGCTGACACCTATCTACAACTTGACCAAGGCGCGGCAAACGGCGTGATCTTCGCCGGGTCGGGCGTGTGGTATCTCGACATGGGCGGCGCGGGCTCGGCAAGCGTGCGAGTTGATCGAACCGCGAACGCGAGCAATGGCAATGCCGGGTTGTACTTCAAGAACGACACAGCGGCAATCACATCGTTTGAAGTCAATGGCGGCGTGGTCCGGCTGGTCGCGGCCAACATCACCACGCTAGTCGTGCGATCGGGTGCGACGGTCTACATCGACGCGGCGTCCACGGTTGTAACGGTTGTAAACGACGGCGGCACCGTCATCGACTACGGCGCTGCGGTCACGACGTGGAACCAGAAGGCGGGCACGGGCACGCGGTACGGGTCCGACGTGTACGCCGCGAACATCTACGGCGGAACGCTTTACAACGACGGCACCGGCACCGCAACGGTCGTGCAATATGGCGGCTTGTTCGATAGCGAGCGAGACAACCGGGCCAAGTCGGTCACGCTCACATTCAATGGCGGGTCAGCCAAGATCGGGCCAGGCGTGACCCTCACGGAAACACTTAACACAAGCGTGACCATCTCAGCATGAGCCAGATACCCACGTCATTCACTGAGGCAGGCGCGCGCCGCATCGTTGCGGCCGTGAAGGATGTTGAGTCGATTGACCTGCGCGGCGGCGGGGCCAAGCGACGAGCGAAGGGCAACGGCACCGGGCCGCATAGTTTCGTGATCGGTCGCGTGACTGAGGTGGACTCATCCGACCCGCTGCTGGTGAGCGTGAAAGAGCAGTATTGGGCTGACGGCGAAGAAGGTGCGGCGGGGGACTTTGCCGAAGTGGTTGGCGGGCGCGTGTGGGATACGGCAAGCGATACGTTGCCGCAGGTTCGCTGCGTTGACGGCCAGCCCCGCGCGGTGGATGCACTGGTCACGCTCGGCCATAAGTTCGGACCCGACAACGCGAGCCAGTGGTTTGTTGTGCCGGAGAAGGCGGGCATGTTCCGCGCGAAGATCACTGCGTCGTCCAGCGGGTCCGAAGATCACACGTTTGTCGAGATTGACGCCGACGATGCTGAATTGACTGGCGGGCGCACGGCAACTGACGCAAAGGCGATGAACGGGTTGCGCGGCGTTCCGGAAGATACGCATGTGTTTATGTTTACCGAAGGCCCGGCTGCGGCAGCCGGCGACCCGCGATACTTCTTCACCGTCGGCGAGGGGCAGACAGGCACCCCCAAAACGCTGACATCCACTGGCACGACTGCGGAGACAACCGACTGGGACCGCGAGGATCAGGGCAGCACGCTCGGCGTTCAGTTTGATCCAGGCCGCGCCGCGTTCGCCACGCCCGACGCGTTCTTTTTTAATCGCATCACAACGACCGACGCGACGGGCATCACAACGACCGTCGCGGGCGAGACGGCGTTCGTGATCGGGGCGAGCGCAGACCGATCTTCGGTGAGTGGGTGGATCACAATGCTTCCGGTTGGCGGCGGCGCGGTTGGCGGAACCATCCTGCACAACGAGCCGGGGACCGATAGCAATACGCTGATCTTCTCGCCCGGCACAAACATCACACTCAACGGCGGCACTGCTGACATTGAGGTTGAGTATGACCAACTCGGCCACGCTTTAATCGCCAAGGCTGGCGAGGATCAGACGATCACCATTGCGTCAACGGCCGGCGGCGGCTCGGCTGACGGGCAGGGCTACGAGTCGGTCACAGACGGCACTACAACGCTAAACAAGACAGACGGCGGGAGCATCGCATTTAGCGATACGTCGAACAGCAGCACAACGCTGGGCGTGAACTTCGCGGTGGCGAACAACGACCCGACCGCGACGGTGACCGCCACGGTGGACGCGAGCGGGCTTACCGCATCCGATGTCGGCGGGGCAGAGGTGCTTGATATTGAGTTTAGGATGGCTGATACCGTGTCTGTTGATGACACGTTCACTATTGACTCTGCTGATTATCGGGGGATATTGTTTCATGGATACGTCACAACGCTCGACAATTCCACAGCCGCCACATGGGAAACGTACTCATCCGCATCTACGTCAATAGACTGGTATCACGCAAGCAGCGAAACAGTCCTAGAAGACTTCGAGACGCTTGGCGCGTACAACTTTTTTATAGATGTAAGTGACGGCCACAAGTTAAAGATCAGAATCACGTCTAAACCATCGAGCGGGAATACCCACTTTGGAAGAATACTGATAACTAAGGGTTCGCCAAAGACGGCGGCAGACGTCACGTTCACATAGATACCAC